CCGCAATGCGTCGGAGTTGCGTGAACAGGCTGATTATGAGGACTTTTATGAAGCAACGCAGGAGGAAGCTTCTGATGTGTTTATGCAGGCATCTCAATTTATTTCAGAGGTGGAACGCTATCTTCATAGCAAAGCGATTCTCTAATCAGTAGTTACCTTTAGACTACTATTTGACTACTACCGCAAAAAATCTCAGATGCCCTGCCCTGCAAGGCTTCTGAGGTTTTTCTTCAAAATGCCAAAAATTTGTGCAATCTCAACCAAGCCCTTGCGCCGCAGGGCTTTCCGGCTTGACGGCCTGATAACTCCGACTCTAAAGGCCGCTGGTTCGAATCCAGTCGGGCGTACCAAAGAAAACCCTGTAGCCGCAACGACTACAGGGTAACTTTTTTTGCTCAGGTACACACAAAAGTACACACTTTTCATTTTGCCTTGATGATTTCAGAAAATGCTTCTTCAGTAAAGGTGGCAGCCTTTGCCAAGTCCCCCGCCATCTGATGCCCATAGGTGCCCTCGGTATCCATATCCTGGCTGTGTCCGATGGTCATCTTCTTCAGGCCCTCCGGCATCTCCTTGTTGACACTGACATAGGTATGCCGGAGCTCATAAAGCGAGGTGTGCGGGATTTTATTGAACTCGCAGTACCTCCCCCATGCTCTGTAAAAATTCTTATGGACCAGGCAGCCGCCGTCCGGAGCAGGGAAAAGGTATGGGGAAACTATACCATATTGCCGCAGCATAGCCCGCTGGGCCTCCACTTCCCTCTTCGCTCTGCTGGACAATTGGAATGTCCGCCGGGCGTTATTATTTTTCCCCTGTGTGGCCTCATCGTGAACGTTGATAGCACCCCGGATAGTGACCTTCGTGCCTTGAATATCGTTTTTGTCCTCCAGCGCACGCAGCTCCCCCGGCCGGAGCCCGGTCAGGACCGCAAAGCGGTAGGCATGGATGTAGAAGTCTTCGGCCGGCTTTCCCCGCCACAGCGTTGTGCTGCAGGAGAAGAGCGTTTTCAGGCCGTCCGGCGACACAATTCTTTTCTCGGACTTTTTGGCGCCGGCGGGGATAGTGAGATCTTCCGGGTGCAGACTGGTCTTGCCCCGCTTCCGGCACCATTTCAGCCAATTCAAGAGACAGCCCCGGACATCCCGTAGCGTCTTATCGGCGAGGTTATTCTTGGAATATGCCAGGTCAATCACGGCCTGCAGGTCTCCTTCAGTAAGCTTGTTCATGCGGAACACGCCGATGACGGGCTGGATGTAGAGGCGGATAAAACCACTGTACTGTGAAGCGTGGCTCTTGCTCTTGGTTTCCTTCAGGTAGTCGGTATACTGATTCAGGAACACATCCACCCGGGTTTTTTCGGAGGTTGTATGATCCTTCAACCACTTCTCTGCCTTCCGTTCGGCGTCAGCTTTGCCGCGCCGGCCAGCGAGGGCGCTGGTGAAGGTCTTACGGACGCCGTTGTCCTGTACGTTGATCTGCCAGCGGCTCCGGCTCTCAATCCATGCGGCCTCATTTTTTCTTTCTGACATAAAAACTCCTTTCATCTTGCCACCAGCACCCTTTCGTGGTAAGATAAAAGGGCGCAGTGGTGCCTTAGTGTGCCTTTCATTTTTCATTACTGTGGTAGGTATGGGAAATTTGCGCGATACCGTCCTCGGTGCTGGTAACACCGGGGGCGGTTTTTTATTTATCTACGCGTTGCTGATTGGTATCATATTGATCCTGTCATAAGATTAAACACTGTATTTCCCAGATAGCACCATATCGTCCAACATATCAACGGCCTTTGCCTGTCCCTCTGGATTCAACTGCGCATATAATTTGTAGATTTGTGCATTTTCTTTGCTATGAAGTAGCGCATGAAGCCACGCACCGAACGTTTTTTCCCCCGCCCAGACAGAAACTGGAACACCGTATGCTTTTTCAAGAAGCGTAAATTCCTTTTTTAGGAAAGTATTCTTATTGTAAATCAATCGTTCGATAGTTTTTCGGTCAACTCCGAGGTCTTCTTGCATTTCTGGGATATTCAGATTCAGTGCCGTAGTCACATCAACGAATATACGCCCTAATTTATCTGCCTTGCTATGGTCTTCTACCAGATCTGACTTCTTAATGCCAAAGTAGTGAGCAAGTATTTCTATTTTATCGATTCGTGGATACTTTTCGGCACTCAGCCAGCCACTCACAGTCGTATATTTGAAATCCAGATCTGCACAGAGTTTGTTTCTGTCAACGCCGTGCTGCTCCATATAGCGCTGTAAGTTTTCCGCAAAGATCTTTTTGTTGCCCAAATCGTTCTTCATTTTGTATCTCCTCTCACCGCCTTGTGACTACGATTGTACACTTTAAGAATAAGAAAAGCAATAGAAAAAATATTTTTCTACGCTTTTGGGGTTGACGAATTACCCTTTTAGGGTTATCATTAAGAGCGAAAGGAGGCTGAGTCTTATGCCAATCACCCTTAAAGCTGCTCGAGTCAATCAAAACTTAACTCAGGCCGAGGCCGCCAAAGCCCTTAAAATTAGTCTTGCAAGCCTGCAAAACTATGAGGCGGGCAGAAGATATCCTAATGTCGAGATAATTAAGCGGATTGAAAATGTCTACGGTGTAGAGTACAAGGATATTATTTTTTTGCGGTGAATTACCCTTTAAGAGTAATTCGCCGCATCAAGAGCAAATCCCCATACCTACCACAGATTATTGAAAGGAGATCACCAAGGATGATTAGTAAGGATTTGCGATCCCAGTCAGAAAGGAGGGAGAGTATGGCTGAGGAAATCCAGCGAGTGCGTGGCTGCGCCATGAACCCCGCAAGAGCTGACAAAATCGACCAGACAGCGCAAAAGGTAGCCCAGCTCTTGGCGGAGAGTAAGGCCACCTTCGCGGATGTCGATCTGATTTTTAGCCGCAGTAAACTTTACATTGTTTCAACAGTGTGATCTTCGGGACGGAGGTTTTTGAGACTGCCATTGATAACCGATAAGGCGCACTCCAACCGCTCCGTATCAAACCATGCGCACTTCTCTGTGCAGTTAACAGTCAGATCTTTACCAATGGACATAATCGGGCAAATATCATCCCTGTAATCCAAGCCACTCACCTCCTTTCTGCCAGTAGTCTATCACGCTGGAGAAAGGGAGACAAGCCCATACCTACCACAATCAAAACGAAAGGAGTACGCACCGATGAAAATACCTCGCTACGGAAAACTGTCTGCCCGTCTCCGGGAGTTAGGGCTATCGCAGACTGATCTGGCCTATGCGCTGCGCCTCTCCCCTGGCGCGATTAGCCAGAGAATGCAGGGTAATACCGCATGGAATATCGAGGAAATGTACCGAACCATGGAACTCTGCCGAATCAGCCCAGAGGAGATGCACATCTATTTCCCCGACCCGACCACAACAAAGAAAAGAGGTATCGTAGCATGAGCCAGAGAAGTGAAAAACTGCATCGGCAGGTTGCCCAGCTCCGGGCCGACGTTGATGCGCTGCAGGTCGCTTGGCTGTCCCAGCAGCACTGTGACGCCGTAGAGCTGGCAGCCGCAGCGGAACGCACCCGACAAGCACACCGCAGAGCCAGTGAGGCCCAACGCACCGCCAGGGCTTGGAAGCTGAACGCCATCCTTACCCTGATCCTCGCCGCCCTGATCGCCGGCGTGGCGTTGGTGATCTCGGCCAAGGCAACCACCACGGAACCGGCCACCCCTTCGGCTGTGATCTCTCCCCTCGATAATGGGCGGCTGCCTGGGGATGACACCCCGGCTCAGGAGCCTCTGCGATTGGATCAGGCCCACGTGCTGGAGGACGTGACAATCACCCACTACGATGTATGCTCCAAGTGCTGCGGCAAAACAGACGGTATCACGGCCAGCGGCGCCCATGCCACGCCGTATAGCACGGTGGCGGTAGATCCTTCAGTGATCCCGCTGTGGGCCGATGTGCTGGTGGACTACGGTGACGGTGCGGGATTGCGCCGATATCGGGCCGAGGACACCGGCGGTGCCATCAAGGGTAACCGCATTGACCTCTGCGTCGGCAGCCACGCCGAAGCCCAGCAGCTGGGTGTCAAGACTGCCACTGTCTACTGGATGGAGGTGGAGCGAGATGGCTAAGGCATTCGGCGACGCCCATCTTGAGATCGTCAACAGTGAAAACGATGGATATATCCGCATCGAGGGTAAACGCCAGGACACAGTTTTTGCATGGATGCAATTGACAACGGCTTTCGCGGAGTCCGTGGGAGTACCGCTACCTGAACTCCTCGCGGGCTGTGCGGCGCTGGGTAAAGATTTTGAAGAACTGAACCGGCTCTCAGAAGATTGCAGGATCGACCTTTCACACCCCACAAAATAACGAGCAAGTATCCAGCCTTCTGCCGGGCGTTCCCGGCGCCCGCAACTCTCTTTTTGCCGGATGCCCCGAGCAGGTTAGCTGCGGGGCTGTCCGGCAGAGGGCTGGAGCCCTTATTACGAAAGAAAGGAGGAGAACCCCCATGAATGAATACGCGAAGAAATCCATTTTGGAGATGGCCCGTGGCGGTTTTCTGGAGGTCACAGATCTCGAGATGACCAAGGCGATTGCGAACATTATGGATCCCAACACCTCTGCAACGGCCAAGCGCAAGATCACCGTTACCATCGAACTGAAAGCGGATGACAGCCGGCAGAATATCGGCGTCAGCTATACGGTTAAATCCGCTCTGGCGCCCACAAACGCTGTGACCACCATGCTGTATGTGGCCGACGAGGAAAATGTTGTGGAGATGGTCCCGCAGATCCCCGGCCAGTTCGGAATTGCCGGAACCGAACAGGAAGCACCCCCGGCGCTCAAACTCGTTAAATTTGCCTGATGAGGAGACAACACCATGCTGAAAGAATTTATCGAACACATCCAGAAGACCACGCAGCCGCTCATTACTAATGTCAACGGCTCCGCATTCTGCGTTACCAGCGACGGTAACATCGAGGAACTGCTGCCGACCATCTTCCATCCGTACACGCTAGACTTGAACAGTCTGGACGCACTGGTAACGATGGTCAGAACCGAAGCCAGCGAGATGGACGCCCCGCTGTACATCGCCGTTCCGGACTGCAAGACTGTCCGCTGCTTCGGCCAGTCCAAAGATTATGACGAGCGCTGCTTCCGGCAGGTCTATTATGAAGCACACGCCACAGACGTTCCCGGTTGGGAGGCAAAGACCGCCCTCGGTTTTGAGGAAGCCCAGATCGCACTCCGCACCCGCTTCCAGGAAACGCCGGATACGCTCTATGCCATGAAGCTGGTCAGCGACATCTCTCTGGGCGCCAAGGTGATCTACAACGACAACGGCATTGCCACCTCCGTCACCACCCAGAAGGGCGTTGCCCTCCAGACCAACGAGCAGATCCGCCCGCTGGTGAAGCTCCGGCCCTATCGTACTTTCCAGGAGGTCGAGCAGCCGGAGAGCATCTTCCTGATCCGGGTCAATGACCGGGGCATCAGCTTTATCGAGGCCGATGGCGGCATGTGGCGTCTGACTGCCAGACAGACCATCAAGAAGTATCTGGAAGGCAGACTGGAGCAGGAAGTGTCTGAAGGTTCCGTCCACGTTGTTCTGTAAAAAGAAATGCCCCTGGCAGGTCTCGCACACCTGTCAGGGGCAGATCGGCACCATGCCGAACAACTTCACCCCTATCATAGGGGTAGAAAGTGAGAATGTCAATGAAAACCACAAAAATTACGATCAAAAACCTGTTTGGCATCCGGGAGACTACCCTTGATGGGAAGTCCGTGGAGATCTCCGGCCCCAAGGGGAGCGGAAAGACGTCTGTGCTGGATGCTATCCGTTATGCCCTCACCAACCGTTCTGACCGGGACTATATCGTTCACCAGGGCGCCGATGAGGGCGAGATCATTCTCGAAACCAACACGGGGCTGTCCATTGACCGGAAGGCCCTGCCCGCCAAATCCGCCGGCACGGTGAAGGTGCGGGACGGCTCCATGCTTCAGACAAGACCAGCTGAGTTCTTAGCCCAGATCTTCACGCCGCTCCAGTTGGATCCAGTGAAGTTTACGCAGCTCTCCCGTCAGGAGAAGAACCGGGAGATCCTGAACCTCATTGAATTTCAGTGGGATATGAATTGGATCAAGGAGCAGTTCGGTGAGATCCCGCAGGGTGTCGATTACTCCAAGCATATCCTTGAGGTCCTGAATGATATTCAGGCGGAAAACGGAATCTATTTCCAGTCTCGGCAGAATATCAACCGGGATATCCGCAACAAGCAGGCTTTTATAGCGGATATCGCCAAAGATATTCCATCTGGCTATGACTATGACCGCTGGAACAATTATCCATCCGGAGAGAAATACCGGGAGCTGGAACGGCTGCGGGAACAGAACAGCCGTATTGAGCGGGCAAAGGCATTCCGCAGCGGCTATGACGCCAAACTCCGGGGATTGGAAGCGCAGCGGGATATGGATCTGGCTGCCATTGACAGTGATATTGCCAGAGAACGTGCGTCCTTGACCGGCACGATGGAACGACTGAAAGCGGAGCTGAAGGCCACGGAAGAAAAATTGTCCAGCATGGAACAGCGCCGGCAGGAAAAGGCCGATGTGGTGCAGTCCAAATATGAGACTGCCGCAGCCAAGCTGGAGAAAGATATGGGCGTTGCGGCGGATTACGCAGGCCGGGAGCCGGTGGACACCACAGCCCTTTCGCAGGAGCTGGATACCGCCGAGGAGATGCGGAAGCACCTCAACGAGTACCAGCGCATGGTAGCCATGCAGGCGGAACTGGAAGATCTCACGGAGCAATCCTCTGAATTCACCCGGAAGATCGAGCTGGCCAGAGAGCTGCCGGCGAAGATCCTTGAAACCGCCAAGATCCCCGTGGAGGGCCTGACCGTGGAAAACGGCGTGCCGCTGATCCGGGGCCTGCCCATCTCGAACCTGTCTGACGGTGAGCTGCTGGAGCTGTGCGTGGATATTTCTGTCAGCAAGCCTGGCCAGCTTCAGATCATCCTTGTGGATGGCGCTGAGCGGCTGGATAAGGAGAGCCGGGATCGGCTGTACGCCAAGTGCAAGGAGAAGGGCCTCCAGCTGATCGCCACGCGGGTGACGGACTCCGATGCGCTGGAGGTGACAGAGCTGTGACTGCAGCGGAACGTTTACAGGCTGAAAAAGAGCGTCTCCTCACAACTACCGGCTTTTATGTCCCGCCGTATAGAATGGCAAACTTGATGAAGGCCGCAGCCAAGATCATGGATATCATCATCAAGGCGGATACCAATATTTGTTATGAGGAATGCCGTTTTATTATGGCTATCGTGGATGCTGCTATTCCAAGAGTATCAGATCAAACGGAGGAATGTAATCATGATGACGAAAGATAGACTGCGCCAGCTGACCGGAGATGAGCGTCTGGGCCAGATGCGGGAATCCGAATATCTTGGAGCCGAAGACATCGATGACGGTGTGGAGCCGGTACTCACGATTGCCGGCCTCTGGTATGGATCCGTGACGCTCCAGCGTGGAAAAGAGAACAAGGACGTGCTTTCCTTCACGGAAGAACGTGTGCCGGGCGTTATGCAGGTCCGGCCGCTGATCGTCAATTCGACCAATCGAAAGACGCTGCGAAAGCTGTTCGGCGACGCCAAGGCATCCACGCTGGTTGGCAAGCAGATCCAGCTTTTTGTGGATCATAATGTCCGGGACCCGCAGGATGGCGGTATGACTGACGGCATCCGCATCCGGCCCTATAAGCCCCGCGTGCAGAAACAGGAACCGGTACCGCCCTGTACGGACTGCGGACAGGAGATCACCCCTGCCATGGGAAAAGATGCCCGCTGGCTTGCCGGCTATACCATCAAGCATTACGGCGTTCCCCTCTGCGCGGCTTGTGCTCAGAAGCGAAAGGAAGCTGCGTCCGCTGCGGAAACGCAGCAGGAAGCTGAAACCGCTGCGGAAACGCAGCGGGAACTCGATCCTGAGCACATCCAGGTCGATCCGGAGACCGGGGAGGTGCTGTGATGTCCCTACCTGTTGTTACGGCTGAGAATTATTACTCGCCTGAAATGAACATGGCCTACATGGGCTCCACGCAGTTTAAGGCTTTCGAGAAATGTGAAGCGGCGGCGCTGGCGGAGCTGAAGGGGGAGTACCATCCCCCTTCCTCCACGGCCCTTCTGGTCGGCGGCTACATTGACGCATGGTTTTCCGGGGAGCTGCCTCTTTATCAGGCACAGCACCCGGAGATCTTCAAGCGGGACGGTACATTGAAGGCTGAATATCTCCGGGCTACCGAGGTAGTTGTGCGTATGCAGTCGGATGAGCTTTATATGCTTCTGATGTCTGGCAGGAAACAGGTCATCCGTACCGGCGAGATTGCCGGTGTGCCGTTCAAAATCAAAATCGACAGCCTGCTGGATGGCGACACCTGCAAAGCCATTGTGCAGCGCTTCCCTAATACGGCAGCCGCACTGGGCTTTTGTGATGGGGCCATTGTAGACCAGAAAGCCATGAAGGATATGACGGATGTGTGGTCGGCCGAGGATCACTGCAAGATCCCGTTCATCGAGTTTTACGGCTATGATATTCAGGGAGCCATCTATCAGGCCATCGAGGGCAATATGCTGCCGTTCGTTCTGGCAGTTGGCACAAAGGAAGAATCCCCTGATCTGGAGGCCCTTTACATCGCAGACGAGGACCTGGCTGCCAAGCTGGCTGAAGTGGAGGACCGGGCGCCGCGATACCAGGCAATCAAGGAAGGTCGCATTCAACCGACCCGCTGCGAGCATTGCGACTACTGTAAAGCCACCAAGCACCTGACTGCCATCCTGAATTACAAGGAGCTGGCCGCGGATGCCTGGGAATGATCTGGCCCGACAGATCAAGGAACGTTTGACAACTCGTCAGGTGGTGGAGCTGTATGGCTTTCATCCGGATCGCGGCGGTTATATCCAGTGTCCCTTCCATACCGGAGACAACCACGGAAGCCTGAAAGTCTACGACGGCAGTAAAACCGGCTGGCATTGTTTCGGATGCGGCGCCGGCGGCAGCGTGATTGACTTTGTAATGCGGCTGTTTGGACTCAGTTTCGCGCAAGCGTGCCTGAAGCTCAACTGTGATTTTGGGCTTGGCCTCACCGGCGAGCGTCCCAGCATGGCAGAGAGATCCGCTCTGCTGGAAGCTCGCCGGCGAGAAGCGCAGGAAAAAGAAGCCGCTGCGGCGTTGTATCGAGAGAAAACGGCAGAATACCGACAGTTATGGGAAGCTCAAAAATTTCTTTCCCCGGATATCGTCGGATACATCCATCCTCTGTATGCGGAGGCGGCCAAGAAACTACCAGTCCTTGAATGGTGGCTGGATCAAAATATAGGGAGATAGCTATGAGTGAAGAATGGAGCTTCGAAAAAGATGATTTTTTAACCACAACGCCGTATGAGGCGCTGTATGCGTATCACAAGGAGCCTTTCACTCATGCGGCCAAGATGGAGGAACTGGCGGCATATTCCGTTTCCAAGGGATTTAAAGGCTTCAAGACCATGTACAAGAAATACGTGGAAAGTCTGAAGGCCCAGAGCGGCACCATTTATATCGATAACGTTACCAACTTCACGAACCAGCCGCTGGAGCTCAATGCCGGCGACTGGGAGGCAGATGACAGCGGCATTTTTAAGAAGAACGGCTATAACGATGAGGTTGCCTGTCCGCATCCGATCATGCCGGTGGAACGGTTGGTGAATATTGACACGGGTGAAGAAAAGCTTCAGCTGGCATTCCGGAAGGGCACCATCTGGAGAAAGATCATCGTCAGCAAGACGGTGCTGGCCAGTTCCAATAAGGTCACGGAGCTGGCTGGCTCCGGCATTGCGGTGACCAGCCAGAACGCCAGGGCTTTTATTCAGTACATCTCCGACATGGAAAACATGAATTATTATTTGATTCCGGAGAAAAAGAGCATCGGACGCTTCGGCTACATACCGGACGAGGGCTTTTCACCTTTTGTTGACGGCCTGATTTTTGACGGTGACGCCAACTTCAAGGCGATGTTCCAGACGGTCCGGAGCCGGGGCTCTGAAACAAAATGGCTGGAAACGGCGGCGGAGGTTCGGGAGATGTCCACAACGGCAAAGATCATCCTGGCGGCTTCCTTCGCCTCGGTACTGCTGGAGCCGCTGAACTGTCTCCCATTCTTCGTCCATTTATGGGGTGTTGATTCAGGCACCGGCAAGACGGTGGCTCTGATGGTGGCCGCCAGCGTATGGGGAGACCCTGCTGTAGGCGCTTATGTCAAGACCTTTGACGGTACCGTGGTCGGCATGGAGAAGACAGCCGCGTTTCTGAACAATCTGCCATTCTGTCTGGATGAGCTTCAGCTCGCTAAGGACAGCAAAGGCCGTACTACATTCGATGTTTATAAGCTGGCACAGGGCGTTGGCCGAACCCGTGGCAACCGCTCCGGCGGCGTGGATCTGACGCCAACATGGAGGAACTGCATCCTGACTACGGGTGAATCTCCCTTGACGGGCACGGCCAGCGGCGCCGGCGCAGTAAACCGTGTTATCGATATTGAATGCAAGTCTGCCCAAGCGGTTATTAAGGACGGTATGCGGATTTCCGGTGCAGTGAAGCGGAATTACGGTTTTGCCGGAAGAAAATTTGTGGAGCGTCTTTATCAGCCAGGTGTAATAGATCAGGTGTCAGAACGGTACCGGGAACTGTTTCGGATCCTCAGCGACCGTGACACCACGGAGAAACAGGCCATGGCCGCTGCCGCAATCATCCTGGCGGACGAGCTGGCCTGTCAGTGGATATTCTCCGGCCAGCAGCCGTTGACGATTGAGCAGGTATCGGAGTTCCTGGCATCCAAAGCGGCGGTATCTGCCGGTGACAGGGGTTATAAGTACCTGTGCGACTGGGTTACGCAGAATTCCAATAAACTGTGCGGCCGCTCGGAGAACCCCAATATAGAGGTCTTGGGCGCATTGGAAGATGGGCGGGCATATATCATTCGCTCTGTCTTTGAACGCATCCTGCAGGACGCAGGATACTCGACTGCGGCCATGATTTCATACCTGAAGCAGTCAAACTTGATCGAGACCCGGGGACGGGCCAACACCAAGGGAAAGCGGATCAATGGCATCCCTACGGAGTGCTTCTGTCTGCGGCTGCCCTCGGTTGAACTGGATGATGAAGCTGACCCGGATGAGCAGCCATTATAGTGTGGAACTTGAGGAACATGTGTGGAACCAGTGTTCCACAGGCTGTAACCGTTGCGGCACAAGGGCTACAACATCATTTTTAGATGGGTGTGGAACTGTGGAACAGAAAATACAGCATATATAAGAATGTGCGTGTGTGTACGTTTGTTCGAGTAATTTATATACACACATTTTCGTGGAAATTTTTGAAAAATTTGTTCCACGGTTCCACGGTTGACCTGTATCCGTTGTGGCACAAGGCTTTCAAGTGTGGAACACAAGTTCCACGCTGTTCCACAGTTCCACGTTTTTTGGAGGAAAATTATGGAACTAAGGCCATATCAAGCCGAATGTATTGAAACCATCGAGGCGCAGCCGCCTGGTGCGTTCCTCGCCCAGATGGCAACAGGCCTCGGAAAAACAGTTACTTTTGCGAATATCCCCCGGCACGGGGAGAGAATGCTGATCCTGTCCCACCGTGAAGAACTGGTGGAGCAGCCGCGCAAATACTT